CGATAGATTTGCATTTGCATCCACTCCTGTATCAGATAGAATGCCTCGGTCTCTAGAGACTAAGGCGGCCTTAGAAGTCAATGCAGGCTTGCTCTGCTTGGCTGGCGTGCCGGTGCTCGCAACACAGACACGTCGCCGCTCCACTTTATTTAAAACTTTCTAAATTACTTTGTTTCCTCCATTTTCTCAGACGGTCTATCTTTAGTTGATACCGCGGCATACAGGGTTTGCGGGCTGTATCGGCACGGGTTAGTGTAGCCTATTACATATGCGCACCATTCGCTGCAAAACCAGCGGCTTTTGCTGTGTGGTGATTTGAGTACCACGCCAATCGCACCTAGCCAGTCGTAACCTGCCCCGTGTGTACGGTGGAACAAGCGGCTGGCCGATATGGCAACAGATTGCGGCAGCGGGATTAAGTCCCATTTATCAGCAGGCAGCGGCATGGTTTTAATGCGCACCCCGCCGTCTCTCGCGCTAGACGAATAACAATCAAACAGGCCGTCGCGTGGGTGCTTAACAGCGATTTCACAATGGCTGTACGGGCTGCATGTTGCCAATCGTACAACGCTGTCGGCAATGCGTTTAACCACATCGCGCGGGGTGTTGATTGCGGCTTTGCCTTTATAGAGTGCCAAATAGACTTGAACCATTCAGACGGCCTCCGGCAGTGTGAATACGACTACAATCTTATCAAGCGCGGCCTGCGTTTTCGCTGCTTCGATCTTGCTTTGCAGCGCTTGGCGCTGGCCTGCCACATGGGCGGCAAGTTGCTCATAGGCCAGCGTTTTACGTAGCGCAGCAGCCTTAAGCGTATCAGCAGGAATACCGCGGGCTGTGGCGATGCCGTCAAGCACTGGCGTTGGCGCGGCTTTATCTTCCTGCCAAGCCTTCGCTTCAGCGGCTTGAATTGCCCAGCTTGCAAACTCAAATTCAGGTACGCTGTCGATACCGGCGTGCTTGTTAATAAAAGCCTGAGCGGCAGCATTTAATGCAACGAGTTTTCCGGATTTTACGCCGTCAATATTTGCCGATTCAGGCGGGGTCAGGCTGATGCCATCGGGCAAATCACCTAACTTATCCCACACCTGCTCTTGCTCACCGACAAAAACTACGCATCCGCGATAGTCGGGAATTATCTGCCAACCTTGCCCATCCCACTGGGCGGCCTGATATTGTGCGAGATCAGGCATTTCAGCTTCGATGCTGGCGCGGCCGTCATCAAAATATTGCTCCTCTACGAACAAGCCGTTTTGGTCAATCACGCATCTTGTCATTTTTTAACTCCTCAATCTGCTTCTTAAGGTCATCAATTTGAGCAGACATTTCTTGAATCGCTTTTGTTAAAACGGGTACAAATGTCTCGTACTCAATTGTGTAAGTGTCCATCCTGCAATTCACCATCGGCAGTTTGCCGTACTCAGCTTCTAATGCAGCAACATCTTGAGCAATAAACCAATGCTGGATGCGGTCTTCTTTGTAGCGTCCGTCTTTGGTTGGGGCCTGCCACCACTCCCGCAGTTTTTCTGCGCGCTCTTCCGGCGGTAAATCGGTAAAAAGTTCGTCGGTATAGGCGTCTCGGCGGTCATATACTCCAGTTACCGGTCGCAGCTTTTTAACAAAATCCAAACCGATATCCAGTGGTGCGATATCCGTTTTGTCGCGGGCATCCGAACGAATATTTACCGCTGTCGGGGCGTACAATGTTTGTCCCGACCCGCCAAGCTGAATCTCGTTACTTCCATTGATTCGCGCACCGTAACCAATCGCAATGGCATTAGTTATTTTCCCGCTTAAAACATTTCCCTGAACATTTCGATATCCTGCTGAATCGCCAATAAAAACGCACTGCTCACTACTAATAGTAGGCGCGCACCAATATCCCACAGCAACACTTGAATAATGCGTTCCATTTCTGAATGATGATGCCCCAACCGCCACAACTTTTTGGGGGTTACTGCTTGTCAACATGGCATCTGCACCAACAACAGTAGAATATGCACCGCTGACTGCATCTTTCAGTGCATTTGTACCAATCACTGTTAACTCTTCATTCTTCGCTGCCGAAGATGATGACGAATAGACATATTTAAGCTCCGCCACTCCTGATGCGTTAAGTTCTTTAGGGCTACGGACTTTAATACTACTTTCTGTTACTTCAACCACTTCAGCAGGCACTACATCACCCTGAACTGTCTTGGCTTCGCCTGAAGTGAGGCGGATTCCCACCCAATAACCGACTTTTGCGCCGCGAATATTGCCAAATGTCAAAGTAATATTACTGCCGCTTTGGGTATAATTTCCGCTCTCAGTGCCAGTCCATAGCACATCGCCTCCATTCGGAGCGCTGGTTCGTTCTAAGTTCTCTAACGCAGAAGCACCAATCGCGGTCACTTTTTCAGCTTTTTTTGTATTTCTTGCAGCACCTCCACCGATTGCGGTTTGCGCATCTCGTCCTTGGTACATCTGTAAAACAGATTCGCCGATAGCTACGGTGCGAGATGTTGGGGACGGCCAAAATACTTCAATATCGCCAGTCAGTCCTATTGGGGCAACACCGGCCAACGCTGCCGAACCTAATACCACATTCGAATAGCCAGTTCCCAGCCCCTGACCTGAATTTCTGCCGATTGCTACATTTGAAAAGCCGCTAGTGATGCCGCGCCCAGCATTACCGCCGATACCGATGTTGCGCGTGCCGTACATCTTAGACTGGTCGTACCATTCCGTTTCGGCCTGTACATTAATAAGACTGTCTGGGCCAATAGAAATATTGTCGCGACTAATACGGGAAAAACCTTGTGAACGATCACCAATTGCGATAGCTGAAACACACTTTTCAGTTTGATTCATTGCACCTTCGCCAATCGCTACAATTCCAGCACCAGTCCACTCATTCGATTTAATGTTCGCGGCGGCCCCTGAGCCAGAAATGAATCGACCGATACCGCTTCTGATAGGCTGGTATTGAACATCGACAGTTTTGCCGTTAATCACAAACTTGCCGTTTGTGTATTTGTTTTTTTGCGGGTAGGTATTACCCGTATCAATTGACAAACCCAAGCAGTCGACAACAATGCCAAGCGCGGCGGCTTCAGCGGCATTTAAAGTTGCTAGTGCATTGTTTTTGCTGGCTACATAGCCAAAATCATGCAGGTTAAGCATCCCTGAAAACACACGCTTCCAGCGCGTGCCGTCGGTAGAAACAATAACGGTACAACCGTTATCAGCGGTAGATTTATCTGCTTTATCCGCCACGAACACGCCGCCGCCCACTGTTGTATTGGGGTGATAGGCGTTAACGTTTACATAACCATCACCGCTGTATTTACGCAAAGCCTCAATACTGGCCACTTGAGAAGCATCGGCGGCCAGCGTTTTAATAGCTGATAAGACTTGGGCATGGTCGGCTTTGTTAGGCTCAATGCCAACCGCGTTTAAAATGCTGTACAACTCGCCTTGCAATTGATTCAACCACCATGCAGGCACGGGCGTACCGGGCGTACGGCGGTCGCCGTCAATAAATTGCTTACTCGGGGTTTGGATTAAGTCCATTTTTATACCTCTTCTTCATACTCAAAACGGCAATAAGTCCATGCCGGTTTTAATTCTTCGAACATTGTTTCGATAATCGGGTCGGTGTATACACTGATGCGGTCGCCGGCACGGCTTTGTCCGGCTCTGAAAATATAGGCGGTGGCTTTTCCGTCGGCGATGTCGACGCACCAACGCCAAATAGCATCTTCAGTATTCAAACAATCTCCCGCACAGCTTTCACCGGCACGGAATTGGTCTTCTTCATAAATGTTTACGGTGTAGCCTGCCGATTCAGCAATGGCAGTAAAGTAGGCAATGCTCAAACCGCCCAAGGCGTTGAGTTTGGCCAGCACGGCATCAGTACGTTGTTGGGTATTGGCTCCAGCAGGCGGAGTGATGGCCAGCAGCTCTTCCCAGCGGTACAGGTAATCGTTTCCCGCGTCAGGGAACGGCGCATTTCTCACTCCTTCCGCATGATCGGCCACAATATCAAACACACCCGCTTCAGCTTTGATTTCTGCCGTATCTCCTACGGTGTCGTAGCTGACAGGCGGGCGCATGGCGGCAAGTAAGGCTTGATGGCTCACGTGGTGTACTCCACGCTAATACTGCCAGCACGCAGCCAGTAAATATCTTCGGCACTTTCCTGGGGCTTGATATTGCTCACGGGTGTGGTTAAGACACGGTCACGCACGCCGTACACCTCGCTGATTAAGGTTTCCAACTGGCTTTTAATTAGGGTGTCGCCGGGTTTTAAGGCATCAAAATAGGCGTTTACAGCTGATTTGATGGCAGCGGTGGCCGTATCGGTATCCGTACCGCTGCTTAAGGTAATGGTGACGGCTACATTCACGGTCTGGATACTGGGCGCAAGGGCTAGAAAGCCGTTTTTACGGGTAACAGGTCGCACCGCATCGACATGAGCCTGTACGGCGGCCAGTGTTTCTGCGCTGGGAATACCGTTTTCACCCAAAATAACGGCATCGACAAAGCCGTTACCACGACGCAAAGGGTAGATAAAGGCATCAACCACACCCGGCACTTCCAAGCACCAATTGCGGAAGTCGTATTGGTTACCGCCCGCAGCGGGTCGGCGCAGGCGTTCTTCGTAGCGTGCCAACAGGCTCTCATCGCTTTCGGCATCTGTACCGCCAACCATCGTTAGCAAGACGGCGGAACTGTCAATCCCTGCAGGTACGCTTTGCAGCGTAGCCGCGGTTTCGGCGGTTTGATTTTGAGCACTACCCGCAACAGTGGCGATAACGGCTATCTCGGTGCTTCCAAGCGTACCGATAACGGCAGATTCGGCGGCTAAATACACCTTATCGCCCACATTGATTTGTTGGCCAACAGGCACCGTTGCACCGACCGCGCCGCGAACACGCACCTTACCGCCCGCAAAGGTGGCAGTTTTTCGGTAAATCCCATATTTGGCAGCGTGTTTTTCGAGGTAGGCACTGTCGGCGGTATCGGCAAACGCTTGACGCAAAATCCACTCTTGATGCTGGTATTGGCCTTCACCCACAGCAGCAATAGCGGTAGCACGTACATGGTTGTCGCTGCCTGCGTGCACATGGGCGGTAGGGTTTTGGTTTTGTAGGTCGCGCAGATAATTGGCGCGGATTTGCTCGAAATTAAGTGCTTGCGTCATATCACGGCCACTTTGTGACTAAGAGTTACGGTATCGCCTGCGGCATCGACAGCTTCAATATGCAATTTCAGCCAGCCGCGCTGCGGTGTGGATGTGGTTACTTGGATGGATTGGGCGCGTTTAGACTGAAGCACGGGCTGTAATGCTTGCTCGGCGTATTGCTTGGCCAGAACTTCAATGCGCTTTAAATGCTTTTGGCGGCGTAATTCGTGCAGGCGGCTGCCGAGCGTGCGGTCTGCCCAGTAACTGCCCAAGGGTGTTACCAAGCGGATATACAGCTCGTTTTCGATGGATTGGGCGGATTGGTTGACCACATAGCCGCCTGTTTGTGGGTTGAGTAAAGCGTCCATACCTGAATTTTCGGATATGGACGCTCTTTCTTTGAGTGGATTGATGTCAGACAAATATAGAAAGCCACCTAAAAAACCAATAAGGATTCTTAGGCGGCCTTTAAAACCAGTTTAAATGACTTCACCGGTTTCCAAACCGTTGGTCTCAGTGTGTTTGTGGGTGCTGCCGACATCTTTACCATTGTTGGTTAATGCGCCGGTAGTATTCAAATCGCCGACCATGTCCACGTTGCCGGTAAATGTCGTACCGTTACCGCCTTGCACGGCCATCCCTCCATTGCCGTTGATTTGGCCTTGTGCAGTCAACACCGCAGAACATTCGACCTTTTCTGAAGTGATATTTACGCCGCTAGGTGCTTTAATATTTAATTTATCGCAGTCAATCTCAATGACGCGCCCCTTTTTTAACACCATCTTGGCACCGTCAGCGTTATAAACCGCCGTTTCACCATCAGACAAACCGGTAATGCGGTACGCGCCGTTTGTCGTGGTAACGATAATACCGTGGCTGGTTTTACCCCCCAACGGCACAACAACGCAATCACTCCCGGCAGGCGGATTGCTGGTAAAGCCGAAGTTTTCGGCATGCTCCAAGTCTTGCACGGTTTCGCCGTCCAAGCCTTCGACTTGGATTTTTTGCACACCGCCACCTGCCTGGACTCTGGCAACCTTTCCGCGAAAGCCCTGCCGGACAGTGTTAAACGCCTGTTTGATACGCTTATCTATGGTTTTAATATCCATTTAAATAACCTGCAATTCCTGTTTTGGCTTTTTAGCCTGACGGCGTTTATTCGGCTTGACTGGTGCTTGACCGTTGGCTTTTCTATTTTCAGACGGCTTGTGTGCAGTTTTCTTGCCATCTTTTTTGCCTGCGCCTTGTTTTTTCTTAGGCGGATCGGCATCCAACACCCATGCACCGTCTTCTTTAAGCGTTAATACAGTTTCCGTGCCTTGGCCTCTACCTCCGACAAAGGTACGCGCCATCAGGAAATACACCGCGTCGATGCCGTCCGGTTCGCTCAATACGTTGATTCGCTGACCCGGTTGCCATAAAGTACCACCATCGGTTCGGTGTCCCTGTACCACCGCCGTGATGGTCAAGCCTTCCAAGCGGCTGTCTGCCAGGCGTTTCTTCGCTTTACGTTCCGCTTCCGCCTGACTGTCAACATCTGGCTCTGTCACGATTAAAGGCCGGCTCAGCTTAAGGGATTCATCTTTCGCCGTCGCTTTGATATTGTGCTTGCCGGTATGGCTTTGTCCCAATACTGTGACCTCACTGTATCGAGCGGCCATATTGCGCTCGACTTCCAGGCGCTTGATATTGTTATTGTCGCCACTGACCCGTAAGACCAACTCGGCAACAGGTGCCGTGGTGTAGTCGGGACCACCGACAACCAACGTGCCGTCAGGCTCCATCCAAGGCCATACCCCGTTGGCTTCGGCATATTGTGTCAAGGCATCCCATGCACGGCTTCCAGGCTCGATTTGAACTTTATGGGTTTTATTGGTTTTAGCTGCATCGATACGGATTTTTGACAAACCCAAAGGCTTGACGATTTTTTCAATAATTTGGTTTAAATCCATATCCTGCGCATTAAACAATGGCGCGGAACAGTCCAACAGGATACCGGCATCATCACGGCCCTGAATGGTCAGCGTTTTATTGCCTTTCTCCGTCGTAGTGTGTACACGGTCGATACGGCCGCTTAATACCGTATCCCCACCGACACGGACTTCTACTTTATCGCCTTCTTTTACTGCAGTCGGGACTGCATCTACCGGACGGCCAAGCGTGACTGAAAAGTCATCGGCGGGGGTGAGCAGGTCAGAAACGATGTCGTAATTCGTCCACTGCCCATGAGTTTTGCCGTTAATCATCAGAGTGACAGTATTATTTGGCGTAGGCATTTAACACCTCTCCTTTACTGAGAAAGTTCGGATGACGGATTTGTGGATTCAGACGCAACAACTCGCCAAAACGGCTGTAATCGCCATACCATTCAAACGCCAACAGATGCAGGCTGGTATCACGTCCTACAATTTTCTGCACTAACGGAGGACGCATATTCAAAACGGCAAAAGCCTGTTTTTGCAGCTTGTGCGCCGTATCACGCAAACTTTCAGTCAGTTCGGCGGCAGTTTCAAGATATGGTGTTTGCGGCAACAGGCCGGCAGCCTCAATGCGGCGATACACATCATCAGCACTGTCTGCTGGTGTTTGGTATAACCTTAGCAGGGAATAAGCCATCTTCTCGGCCTTTACCTCATCTGCCAACATCATCGCCAAAATACGGTTTGCGGCCAGCGTGCGTTGCAAAGCAGCATGGGTATCGGATAATAGGCGTGAGATTTCCACGGGCGTCAAAGTTGGCGCATCAATTTGTGTTGCCAGAATATCTGCGGCCTGTTCTGCCAAAGCACACGCTCCAACAGTTGCGGTGAAGGCTGTAAAAGCAGCGACATCTTCAACCTTTGCACGCTGAATCAAATCGATTGCCGAAACGCTACCTTCTGCCCCGCGACTTACCTGCCACGGCGTAGCGGAGGCTTTTGACACTCCGCCAACCATATCGCGCCAGCCATCCAGCCCACTTTTACCGACGACGTGCATATTTGCCAACACACCGAATACTGATTTCAACTCTGCCACCAATACGCGCGGACTGTTAAGAAGATTCATGGAGCCGGTGAATACGCCGTTTACCTGACCATACATAACGCCGACTGCCGTCAATACTGTGGCATGAAATGCGTTCCAACGGCTTTGTGCCTTCTGAATCTTGCCCAAGGCCGTCTGAAACACTTCAAAACCCTGCCATGAGGCCAAATCTGCCAGCCAATCGATTTCATCGGCCAGTGCAGACGGCAATTCACGGTCGAAAAACGGGGCGGCTTTGACACTTTGCTTAAAGGTCATCCGCACCGTACAGTAATCGGGATTTTCTTCATTATGAGCGGCTTCAAAATCAGCCACCACGCAATCGGGCACGCTGCCGTAAATCGGGTGGATCAATTCGCCCGCACCAGTCTCCCGCAAAACACCTAACAGGCTTTGCAGCCTGCTTTCATAATCATCCCCCCACAATACCGCCGTCAGGCTCATATCCATTGCCGATACGCCCGTGTCCTCAATATCCGAACCCTGAACAAACGGGTATTCGTGTTCGGCTAAGGCGTGCGTGCCACGCAACGTATCATCGATTACATCAAAGCCGACACCCTTGAAACTGGCATCAAGCAAAGTATCTTTCCAACTCATCACGGATCCTTAATTTTTAGCTGCCGCACGCGCCGCCGCTTGATTGATATAGGCCATAATATTGCCGTTTTGAACGGTGACTGTAACGGGTATCGGCTTACCTACCGCCGCCTGCATTTGCGCCGCCGCCGCAGTCATCTGGGAAGCCGCATTGGTAAGCTGAGCGGTTGCAGCCTGATTTTCAGTTGCCGCTGTGACATACTGTTGGCTGGCTTGCTGATTGGTTTGTGCGGATTGACTGAGCTGCGCCATACTCTCTTTGAGAACAGGGCTGTCGAGCGGAGAGTTATTCCCACCCAGTTCCTCCCGTTTTCTCATGTATTCGTTTTTGGCAGACGACATAAAATCAGGCAAAAACGACTGCAAGCGGTCGGCGAAGGCCACCAACGGTTTACTCCAGTCGTCATATTTATCCCGTTGCGCCGCCAAATGTGTTACGCCGCCCATAGCGGCCAACGGAGCAGCACCTAAAGTAAAGGCACCCATTGAGCTTGCAGAAGGCAGAAAACGGCCGGCACCGGCAACACCTTGACCGCCTTGGAAGAACCGCCATCCGCCGCTTACCATTGAGCTTGTTCCCACAGTTGCGGATACTGCCGCAGCCCCTTGACCCGCCGCCACCGCTGTCTGCGCGGCTTCCTGATTACCTCTGGCCCAGTCGGCAATACCTTTAAGCTTATTGGCCACCATGTCGGTAAAGCTTGAGAATGCGCCATATTCAGCTTCGCTGTATGCCGTTTTGAGCTGTTCTTTTTTGAATCCGGAGCCATCGGCCACAAATTGATAAGCCCCATCTACTGCACCGGCGGCGTTGGCTTGTCCTTGCTGCAGTCGTGCGGCTTCTTGCTTGTTGTTGATGAGCGAGAGCAACGCCATTAAGGCTTGGCGGTCTGAAACCAACTGGCCGACAGCCGTACCGTCAACCAAAGCTTTCTGGTTTTCCAGTAAAGCCAACTTAGCCTCATCACCTTGCGCTGCGGCCATCTGCTTCATTAAGGCAGCACTCTTTTCATCTTTCTGCACAATTTCACTGACAATATCGACCAATGCGTCCAGCGAGTTCATGCCTGCAGCCTGACGCTTATTCATACTGGCCGTGAAGTCAAAACCCTCTTGGCCGTTAATGTCGATTTTCTTTGCCTTAGTAACGATGTCCTGACTGCTGATTTTCGCCAGCAGATTGACCAGGTTGTTACCGGCTTCGTCTGTACTGCCTGCAGTCATAAACGCCAGTTGGTTTGCATTTAACAAACTGCTGAAATTATCCAGTGTCGCGCCCATACCTGCGGACTTCATTGCTGCCAACTGTTGCGGCAACCATCGTGCCATGTCTTTCAGCTCAAAACCGCCATCCGCACCCGATTGCATGGCTCGGTCAAGCAAAGCAGGAATATCGGCTTCTTTAAACCCTGCCTGCTTCGCTTTGGTCACAATATTGGCAATATCATCGGCATCGGCATTGGCGGCCAGTGCTGTTTTCATTACGGTTGGCAACATCTGCTTCACGGCAGCATCACTCAACGAACCGCTGGCCACCATGGTATTCATTGCCTGCAAGGCTGCTTCCTTAGATGTTCCGCCAAGATAAGCGGCATCGTTTACCGTTTTATTAATTTCCTCCATGCCGGCACGTTTTTCTGCCAAAGTCTTGCCTGCATACATGGTATTGGTCGCGTGACGCAGCTCCGTGTCATAGTCCATTGTCCGGTTGATCGGCTGGGCCAACACATAACCGCCGGCCATGACACCGGCGGCAACCGAAGTCGCACCGCGCGCCAAACTTTTACCTCCTTGGATCATTCGGTTGAAACGGCTGCCGCTGTTCATTTCGGCATTTAACTCACGAATACGGTTGCGCGTCTGTTGAGCGGCTCGCGCCAGTTCATTGTGCGAAGCACGGCCGCTTTTGGCCATTGCGTTGTAGGCCGCTTGAGTACGTTGGATTTCACGGCGGATTTCACGCTCTGTGCGGATGCCCAAACGGGCGGCAGCTGCATGCATCAGCTGTTGTTGCCTGCCGGAAGATGATGCCGCACGGCTTTGAATCTGCATCGTACGGTTGGCCTCGGTCGCCAAGCGGCGCAGGCCGACACTTGCGTCATCTCGGAACTTGGCAACTAATTCGATTGTATTACGGCTCATTTTTTCTTCCGTTTACTGATAAAGGTTTGAGTGTGTCCGCCAGATGCAGATGGGGTTGAAGTTTTGGCAGACGGCGCAAACCAGGGCAGCACCACGGGAGCGGCACGGCCACGGTCAATCAAATCGGCCTGTTTGAGCCATCCATCAAGCTCCGGCTGAGTCATCTTGCCGATATCGTCGGCAGAGATACCGTAACTCCCCAGCTTCAAGACTGCGTATCGGTAGCGGTCGGCACGGGCTGAACGGACAGACGCTTTTTTGCCAGCAGCTCTTGGGCGAAATAAAGCGCGTCAAAATCGGTGGCGACCAACTCATCGGCCAAGAAGTCGAGCGTTAAGGCATCAGGTTGAATCGTACCGATATGGTCGAGAGAGGCTGAATAGGCGGCCAACATACGCGCCTGACCCTCCAGCGTTGGATCAATAGCCATATCTTCGCGCACGGTCAGCAGATGCATGGAAAAATCACGATGGACAGCACCGTCAACAGAGATACCGTACTTCAGACGGCCTGAAACGGTTTTCAGGTCAGAAGAAATAACCAGCTCATACTCTTTTGCGGCATGTTCGAGCTCTTTGGAAATTGAAGACATAATAAAAGCCTCTAAACGGTTAATCGGATAAAAATCCAATTATCGTTTAAAGGCTATTTAAACCGTCTTTAACAGGTGTCAGTTTCGGATGGCTTACTCAATCACTTTACGGGTTGCAAAGCCGGTCACATCAATGACCAATTCGTTGTCCACCGTATAGCTTTCACCGGCTTCCTTCGCGCAAAAACCAAGATAGGAGGTTGGGCGCGCACCATTGATATCAGGAACCAGCGAGATTTTTGCGTCTTCGATTTTGTCCCAATCGATAACCGTACCGTCTGTCGGCACGACGGCGGTAAAAGAAATATCATACTGGCCGACACCGCGCGTAAAGCCTTTGACGCGGCGTGTGCGGTTCATGGTTTTAACTTCTTTTTTGCCTGTGATGTTTTTCACATCAATCTTGGTGACTTCCACCTCGGTCGCACCGACATACAGCGTTACGCTGCCTACATATTCTGTACTCATGTTCTTTCCTTTTTACAGATAAAGGTCGATAACCATGCCTACTTGGTGCAGGCCGTTAACCACATCGGATGGCACGCGGCAGTTGAGCATGCCGGTGTTTTGTGCATCGCGTTCCACAATCAGGTTGGCCAAATTGTTTTCAACGTCTTCGACGATTTCCAATTCTTCGCATTTCATCAACACGTCGATCAATTCGGAGCGGACACGGGCAATGGTGCGCTCGGTCATTTTGTCGCGCGGGAAACGCAATGCGATACGGTCGGCACACGCGCCTGATACATAAATCAATGTGCGCACGGTAGTCATATCGAGCAGACTTTCGTCTGCCGTGCCGTTGGCAGTTTTGGTATAAGTCGAAATAGCGCGGACGATTTGGGCGGATGTGCCGTCTGGGCTGGTTTCAATAGGAGTAACGCCGTTGTAGAGCGCGTTTTCCTGTTCGGTACGCATAGTCTTGTCTGCACTGTCGCACACACCGATGCCGTTGAGCTTCAGGGTATTGAGCGGACGAGCCGGGTCTTCCTCGCTGGCCACAACGGCCGCAAACGCGGCTGCCAGCTCACATGGCAGGCTAGGCGTTTTACGATACCAGGCCGAATACAGATAACCGCTGTTCAGACGGCCTGCCTGTGTCGTTGTTTGCGCCAATGCACCGGTTTGGCCATAAATACCCAATGCCCAGCGTTTTTCTTCAGGCGCACCGACAGTTTCCAAATGTGTGCGCAACTTCAAGAGGTTCGCCTCATCGGTACAGCCTACCGCAATCAAATTATGGCCTTCGGCAATCACTGCATTCAATGCAGGGCCGATATCGGCATCGGCATCGCCGCCGCTCATCGCTTTGACTGCAACGGTAATCCCTTCGGCGGTATTACCTGTGCGAATACGGATATGGTTGCCGTGCGTGCCTTTATTTTTAGCTGTCAGCGTTACCAAGCCTTCAGAGGCTGTCGCCGTTACCGGCAATGATGTTTCGGCATCAATGGCGGCTTTGACGGCAGAGGCTACGGTTGCGGCGGTTGCATTGGCGGCGACACCGACGGTCAGCGTATCGGCATTGCCGATGTTGACGCGTAAAACGCCTTGCGTATCGGCAGTGCCCGTAATCGTGATATTGCCGGTCGCCGCAACGCCTGCTTCATTGTCGGCAACGGTAATCAGGCTCAAATCTGCATATGCGTAAGCCTTGATAGCGGCCAATGCCATCAAATGCGCCTGAGAGCCGGCACCATACGCAGCTGCGACATCGGCCGCAGAATAGATATTTGCCAGCGCAGTCAGCTTGCCCGCCTTGGGATTGCTGTGTTGCGCAATCAGCAGTACACGTTGCTTGTTGGTTGGCAGGTTGCGTACAGCAAGCTTGGTGTTCCATTCGACGTAAACGCCCGGCTTACGCGTACTGGTCTGAATTTTGTCGAAACTGACGTTTGCGGAAGTCATGATTTGTTGCCTTTCGGGTTGTCCTCAACAATAACCAAGTCGCCGTAGTGAATACAGCGCAGGTAATACGCGGCATTCGGCACTTCGACCGCTTCTTGGTCGGTAATATATTCATGTGGCTTTCCTGCCATAGGTACTTGCAGACCTGTGGCGGCACGAACTTTAATGGTTTCAGTCATGTTTTACCTCGGTTTTAACGGTGGCCGCCATATCGGCGGGTTGGTTTGGTTTTTTGGGCGGGATACGCAGCTCAAGGTTTGCGCCTTTCAAGTCAGGATGTTCTGGATAGGTACAGCCATGGTATTCGGATACGTCGGCATATATTTGCGCCTGTTGAGCATCTGAAACCGTAGGCCGTGGCCAATCGCCGTCTCGCAGTGCGTCTTCGAACCAATGCGTTTCAAAATCCAGCGCAAATACGCTGATTGCGTCCAACTCCATTTGTTTAGAAAACAGGCTTTTTGCTTTGCCCGGCTTTAGACGGCCTATACACAAACCCATAGTCTGATTGATCAGCAACAGGCGCACGGCCTGCATCAGCCGGTAAGTGCCGACATCGTTTCGGTGTAAACCGCCGAAGCGGCTGTCCGCCTCGCTGCCGCTGGCACGGTCGCCGACCAAGACAGTAAAGTGACCAGTGACTTGGTAGCGTGTTCGGCGCGTATCATGGGGCTCGCTGTCGGTAATGCCGGCAAACATGACCCAAACGGCGGGGAACTGGTTGACCACTTGAGCCAAGCCTTCGCCGTCAAATTCGCCACCGTATGTATGCACACCGCTGACCATTTGGCCAAGGCCGTCTGAAAGACGCTGTTTGATGGCTTGTTCAATAGACGCTATCACGGCCGAACACCTTTTCCTTGGCGGCAAACATTACCGCATCACCTTGCACGGTCGGCTTGGGGTCGGCATTTTCAGCCACACCCAAACCAGCCTTGCCTGATGCCACCAATTTGAGATACGCAATCGCCGCCTCATATCGGTGCACCATATCTTCCGTCAGTTGGCGCTTGCCCGTTGCCAAACGGTAAACGGCAATGTCGCAGCAATAAAGGCTCAACAGGCGCACAGGGGCAGGCAACGGCAATTCATAGCGCGATGCCAGATAGCCGTCGATTTCGGCGGAGGCATCATCCAAACCTTGTTGCGCAATTTCGGCATTCACGCTTCCCAAGCGCGTCAGGTCGGTCAGCCCTGCAATCGTCGGCTCGGTATAACGCGCCACCAAATCGGCAACCGTTGCGTAAGCCATTAATCCTGCTCCACAGGCAAGGCTTCACAAACAACAGCCATCGGTTCGGCCAGCAGGCGCTCCCACGCTTCGGGCTCGAAATCGGCACGTTTCACAAAGGTAAAATGCGGTTGAACGTGATACCCGCTGCGCCAAAACGCATGGCCATGTTTGGATTTGATGGCAACCACTTCGGCATCTGCCGCCGCTTCACCGCCTGCCTGATAGCGTTCTTGTGCTGCTACTGCTTCAACGGCAGGGCTTGCGGCCTGTTCCAATTGAGCTTCCAATTCGGCGATACGCACACGCGCCGCTTCAAGCTCGGCGTTCAATTTTTCGACTTCAGCCTCAAGAAACGCCTGCAACTTAACGTCTTCGGGGTTTACATCCACAGTTGCGCCAACCGTTTGCTCGGTTTTTTCATCTTCGTTTTTTACTTTTGCCATTTCTTATCCTTTCGGCGGGCAGAGCCCGCCTATCTAAAGGGTTACAGCAACCAAGGAGATACGATTACCTTGCATTTGCCTTTGTTCGGGTTGTACGCACCACTATCCAGGCGGTCGCCTTCCACTAATTTTTTGGCGGCGTTTTCCAAAGAAGGAGGAACCAGCAGCACATTCGGGCGGATACCCAGCGGTCGGCCGCCGTCGCCTTTCAGGCTGACCATTGCGTTGTAAGCCTTTTCAAAACCTTCGGCATCCAGGGTTTCTTGCGACTTAGCCGCCATTTGCCAGAAGCCCAAACCAACATTACAACGGCCGTCCACGCCGTAGCGGTATTCGTTGCGCATAAATACGCCTTCGTCGGTAGCGGCGGTCATGGCAGTGAACTGCTTAGGCTTGCGTTCCTGATAAATCAGAGGTTTCAGGGCGCGTGATGTATCCAGCAAATACCAAGCGGCTTCGGTACCGGTGAAAATATTGGATACAGTGGTGGATTGGCCGGTGCCATCGACTTTTTCATATACCGGGTGGTCGTTGTCGAAGAAGTTCTGACCGTCATAACACAACGTAGCATGCGCGTTTTTCAGCAGAGCAAATACCAATTCGTCAGGATGAACGGCGGAAGCACGGCCCATTTCGGTCATCATCGGCGCGTAAATGCCGACGTTGTCGTCTTCGATGTCGTTGCGGTTGACCTTGACCGAACTTTCAAAATGCTTGTTGGTGATGGCATAGCCGTGTGCCTTCATATCTTGGAATACGCGGTCGCCCACCCATTCGCGGAAGGCAGGCCATTGACCGAGCCAGCCGTAAGTATTGGAAGCAGTAGAGGACGGAATAACAGTGGCGATTTCCTTGTATTGGCTGTCCGCCATTTTCAGGCCGTCTTGGAAGTTTTTCTTAAAGCCGGTAAACAGCGCTTTCAGTGTATCTGGAGTGATAATCATGCTTTAATCCTTGTTTAAAGCCTTATTTGGCTTTTTGATAATCTTCGGCTGAAATGCCCAATTGCTTGGCCACTTCGATTTCTTCCGGAGTCAACGCAGGCTCACCGCCTTCAGCGCCTTTGCCACCGGTTTGCGTTTTACTCAACGCGGCCAATTTCAAACTGCCTTCCATCAGATTCTTAAATGCCTCTGGGTCTTTGGCAGCCAGTTGTCGTGCCGATGCTTCTTGATGCGGCAGCAGGCGGCCATCTGAAAGAGCGGCACGGATCAGGCCGTCTGAAGTACCGCCCACTTCCATTGCAATCACTTTCTTGCTCAACGCAGCCACTTGGGCTTTCAGTTCGGCAACTTCGCCGTCGTCGGCATTACCGCCTTGAGGATTGTCTTCGGGCTTGCCGGCATCGCCTTTACCGCCTTCGCCGCCTTGCGGTTCGTCTTTGTGTTCAGCCAGTGCTTCGGTCAGCGTTTTACCGCCCAGCTTTTCTTGTGCTTCGGCCAAAGCCGCTTCAATGGCTTTATCGTCGGCATCTGCCGCCAAGCCCAAGAGCTTGATTAAAGCTTCCTTGTTCATACTTGTTTCCTGTTTGGGGTTAATAGAGTTTTGGCGGCTCAATGCAGCCAGAGCCATGCCGTCCAGCGCAGGCGAATTGGTCAACGCCACACTGTGCAGCCCGCGCACATTGCCCAATGTGTCGTATTCGAGTACCGGCGACAGATAGCGGTATTCGCCGCTGTCTATCATGTCTTTTGCGCGTTGTGTCCATTTCACTTCGCCCATCAGACCTCGATCGTCATCCCACACATATTTGCTGATCCAACCGGCAGCAGGATTTTGCTGTCCGGTTTCCGCAGCTTTCAGTGTGGCGTGTTCGTAGTCCACAACAAGGTCTGTTTGTCCGGCATCAAAGGCGGCAATGATTTGCTGCGCCAAAGAGGCAGTCATCGTCCAGTGCGCCACGCCTGTATCGGTGCGCCCGTCGACTGGTGCAAATTGACCTTTGGGTACGATTTTGATAAGGCCGTCCGTATTTCCGACTTTGGCGGCAGATAAGGCGGCAAGAAAGGTTTTTGTATCCATTGCCGAATCATGAGCCATCAAGCCGGCACAAGAGGCTGAATCACTGTCAGTAAGGAACGAAAATGAGAAATATCGGAGAATGAAAAAGAGAGTATGTTTAAAACCGTTTCAGAAGCCTTTTAAGCCCCTCACAGATTGATTTAAACGTTTCGGGAAAGGGTAGATAAGGGGAAGATATATAAAAGCCGTCTGTGTGCAATTTCAGACGGCTTTTGTTTTAATTACCGAGAGCGGCATCCAAGTAATCATTTACCGCATCGACTAAAGCCTGTTCGTCGTCAGGTTGAAGAACCATAAACGGACGTGCAGGAATCTTACTGCCGGGGTGATTGACGCGTTTGGCAAACCGTCCGCCGAATTTTAAGGCTTTGCCGTTTTTCGGCAATATCGTATGCGGTGCAGTTTGTCCGCCGAAGTTATGAATGGCCGCATATTCAACATTGGTACCAACCACGGCTTCCGTGGCCGTACTGTTCTGCGTAATCGAATTGCGCAAACGCCCACTGGCCTGCAACAGCCCCGATCCTTCTCGCGCGGACGGATACTTGCGCGGAGCCCACGCGGGGCGGCCGCCTGCCTCGAAGTTGTCCAGCACAGCGTTGCGCATGATGCGGGCAAGCTGCGTCATCAATGGCTGGGTATTGCTTGTACGTTGCGCAATGGCGTTTAAGCTGTTTTGCAACGTGTCTGTGTTGATTTTTATCTCAATCATCAGTATATTATCCTTAATACCAAGTTGTCGGCGGGTCGCCAACTGGAATGGCCTCGGTGGTTTATCCACTGTTTTATCCTGTTCGAATCAGGCAAAGCCGCCAACTTGGTTATTTCTTCCAGATTAATTCATATCTGTCATTTTTATAAATATCCCCATCTTCAGCATAATTTCCTGTATTAACCATATTGACGGCAACCGCTTCTTTTTTGCCGGTATAGGGATTTCTTGCCTTAGCCTGATAATCCACAGTCACAACCAATTTCCCTTTGTTATTCACTCCCGGATACACAAACAACAGAAACTGCTGGCCATCGGCATTGCGGCCTGCCGTGCCAATGAGTATTGCCTCCGGATCTTGCAGCTGTTCTGGCAGGTCTTTCCAAAATGCCAAAGGCAACGGTTTATTTTTACTGTTACGCATCGCGTGTAATATTCGCTCATCACTCATCGCGATCACAGCTGATTGCGGATAGACATTCTTTGCGGCCAGAGCTTCTAATACCGACGGAGCCAACGCTCCGATATACAGCATTTCACCCCTGGCAAATTTCTCCATATTTACCCGATCAACCATTTCCGATGCTTGTTTAGATATGGCTGCCCTCCATTTTGGCTCTTTTAAAGCTTCCTGAATCGCCACACTTGCCAGCTTCGGCGGCAAATCCACTGCACGTTGCATCTGCAACTGCCCCAAGTTGGCCAAATGGCTTTTACCCACATTGTTCTGAAAACCTGCATCAGTATAAAAGCGGCTGCCGTCGGCCAGCTTCACCGCCTTGGCCGGACGGGTGTCGCCCTTACGGTTGACGACCACTTCCGTATCTTCCAGTTGTGCCTTTTGCGGCAACAGATTGCGCCGCTTCAAGTCACGGTCTGAAAACGCCCGTACGGTACAGCGGCAGTTGAAGCCGTTGGGAGGATAGAAGTAATCCCAAAACGGGTCGTCGATGTGATACACCGCGCCATGCGCCGCAGCGTGGCTCTGTCGGGTACGGCTGTCAAGAATGGCCGAATACTGCAACCAGGGCGCAGAGTCCCGACCATCTTCAAGAGCCTGCCAATGCCCGGCCATATAGGCCGACTGCATTTGCGTACGGAAAATAGTTTCCAAGCGGTGTACAGTAATGCCTTTACCGTCCACCTCGCCGGTGTTTATATGCACGATGTCGCCATCTTTCAGCAGCTGCCAATCATGCTGTTTCAGACGGCCTGCCACATCATCACGGAATTTCTCAAATGGCGTACCGTTTTTCAGGCTTTCATACAAAGCACCGTGGATTTGCGCGACAATATCCTGCTTGTGAATGCCCGCAATCGCCCGTGCCTTAGCCTGTGCTTCGTTCCACGTTACTTTCCAATCGGACGGCACATTAAAGCCCAGCCCCTCAAAATACTTGACGGCCTGTTCAGGCTCAAGGCCGAATGCGTAGCTCAAATCAGCCATTCATCCGTCCCCATAAGTCCGACACAAAAACCACACGCGCCAAGGCCGTCTGAAATTGCTCGGCAGTCAGGTCGGGATAAACGCGCAGTAAACGCTCCTGCACATCCTCATAACTATCACCCTCGGCCAAAGCCTGGCCTAAGCCGCGTAAAAACGGCTCAATCATTTCTGGCAAGGCCACTTTGCTCAAGTCCGCATTATCCAAATCCGCCTGCGCCGCGCCGACAATCTCGCCAGTTTTACTCAAAGCCACACGGCGGTAGCTTAGAGAAGCGTTTTTTAAATCCGTTTTAACGCCGGTTTGAAAAGCCAATACCGGCTCGTCTTCGGAAGCCAAAGGAATAGCTAATTTTTCCTGCGCCCACGACAACGGAATCTTCATGCCGATTTCCACCAATTTAGGCAAAGAGTCGGAGTACACCGTCAAATCTTCAGGCAATTGCGTATCGAACACAAAGCGTGGCAGACGTGAAACATCGACATTGCCTTTATTGAGCTGCAACAATGGCAGGATCAATTGGCGCGTCAATGTGCCGGCCAGTTGTTTGGCATCGGACACCAGCAAATCATGGCGCACCTCGTTATGGATTTGCCCCAGCGCATTGGTAGCAGTCTTGCCGTCAGCCTGGCTGGTCAGCGTGCCGCCTAAAATCGCTTTTGAAGACGTTTTATCCGCCCAATCAATCATTGCCTGAAACGGATCCGCACTGCCATTAGCCGCATTGAGCAGCTCAATCTGCATGGTTTCAGGAATAATCCCCGCCGCGTTATGGCCGATTTCGCGCACCGCATTCAAAAGGGTGAGCTTATCTTTGTCGTCCGCACCGGAGGCATATTTGCCGATTCGGGTAGGCAGGCCGTAAATCTCCAAAAACTCGGCCAAATCACGCACCGAGTAATTCTTGAACAAATAAGGCCACACCAGCGTGCGCATCAAACCGCTTCTTGCCAAAATACCCGAACGGCAGCGGTGCTTATGGACAATCCAGCCCAAATCCCACAACTTTTCGCCATCTGGGCTGCCGTCTTTGCGCAGCAACACCTCATCCATTGCATTGACCTTAAACCAAGCCTGCGGACGATGATGGAATGCCTTGGGCAACCATAACGAACCAAGGTTTTCCCATTCAATTTCCACGCAGGAGAAGCCGTGTCCGACCGCATCCAAAAGGTCAAACATCATATCCTCTAAATCGGTCATCTGATTGAGCCAGCCATCAACCTCTTCGGCCAGCTTCCGTTCCGCTTCGCTGCTGTTCGGAGGCGGAACAATATTCCAATCCAAGCCGATTACCGCGCGCTTGCGTTTGCTCATCTCCGAAAAGATATGGCCGTCCTTCTCCTCAATATCGACAAAGAGTTCGGACTGCGCCTGAATATCGCCGTTTTCCGCATCTTCCAAAATCCGATGGAGCGACTGCGGAGTCAGCCCTTTGCTCGGATGCTCATGGGTAGTGCGGTTTTTAACGATATCCGCCGTTTGGGATTGTTTATCGGGCGTTTTAGGTGCGGCTTTACTAAACAACGCACGGAGTAGGTTTTTCATGACGTAAAAAAGGGCAAGTTAAACTTGCCCCATTTTCAGCCGTGCCACTCCTTAGCAGGCTGTATCCCGTGTCAGTTTTACCATGCGCCGCTCCCCATCCGTCCGGACAAACCGTGCTCTCTAGGCACGGCAATATAGCCGCCGACAGTCGCGCTGCTTTGAACCAAACCCCACAGCATATGCACGGCATCAGGGCCGTCGTCATGGTCTGCCATCGGAAAATGGCGGAATTGGTCAATCAGTGTGCTTTGACTAGCGTGCAAACGGATTTGACCGTTTTGCATATACGGCTGCAGGCTTTCAATACGGAGCAGCTTGTCCGCACTCGGCTTAATGCCGCGTGCTGGAATCGGGATACCGACAGCCGCGCCGCGTTTGACCAGCTCAGTCTTCAAAAACTCCTGAAACTGCACCGTCTCAATGCCCCACAACACACAGCGGTACCGCCGTTGCAGTTCGATAATGTCGGAAATAATCTTGTCCGGCAGGCGTTTCTTAATCAGAGCCTCCACCACATCCAACACACCCGTGCGGCGGTTGTACCCGCCGATACACAACGCAGACGGGTCACGGCTGTTTCCGGCCTTGCCCAAACTCGGGTCGCACGCGCCATAGAAAATCCAATCAGAATCACGGTTAACCCAAAAATTCAGGCTGTTCGCAAACGGCGCGGCCTCACCGGCAACCGGATCATTCTGATATTCCGAATCAAACGTCGCATGACCGTCGCGGGCACGGATTTTCATCAATGCCAACACGCCGCGAGCCGCCCAGCTTGTTTGCGCACCACGCTCCATCTCGTCTTTGTTGGCGAGATAAAACGCCTCGGCCACCGTCTCGCCGTCGTTGCGGAAAAGCTCCTCCCATCTGTCCCACAAATCCATGCGGTCGGGCCAGCGTTTCATCGCCTTAAACTTAATACCGTGCCAAAACGGGTTATTCAAAGTGCGGTTAAGTACGCTGTCGTAATGCAAAATCGTGCCGATATAGATTACATCGTATTTCTGGCCGACACCTCCGAGTGGCAATACCGTTTTAGTCAGCCACGCATTGAGCTTGTCGCGCTGTTCCGGGTTGCGGACTTGCTCGTCATTCTCGATATCGTCCAAAACAGTTAAGTCAGGACGGTATGGACCGTGACGCAAACCGCGCAGCTTTTTACCGCTACCGGCCACTTGTACCTTAACGTCATTGGCCGTCACAATCGTACCGACCTGCCATACACGGCCTTGTCCGCATACTTCCGGGAAGTCGGTTTTCAGGCGCGGATTAAATTCCAATTCCGCCTTGATGGCTTCGAGCATTGGATATGCCTGGTCTATGCTGTCCATCACAATAACGGCATAATGTTTTTGGCCGGTCACGATACACCACAGCGTAAACAGCTGGGTAACCTGCGTCGATTTACCCTCGCCGCGCGGCGCACCCACCGCCTCATTTTCCCCTTTGAGGGAGCGGATAATCTCCGGCAGACGGCTGAATAAAAACGCATGCAGTTCGGATTTCTCAGGCGAGCGGATATAATGGGGGAAGTAGGTATTTACGAAATATTCGTAACCGCCTACCGGGTCAAATACCTTGGCACGGCGTGCAGCAATAGCCTTTGGCGACGCATCAAAGCCGTCCACTTCCGCTTCGATGACTTGGCGCAAACTGGCGGCCAGTTCGGCAAGGGATTTGAGGAATTCTTTTGTTTTCATGAGGAATAATTTATGAACTGGTTAAATAGAGGTATTCAGGAAAAAATCTTACGAGCCTTAAGTAATAATTACCCGAACTGCCTAAAAGCAATCAAGGTGTATAACTCTATTTTCCATAATAGTGCTTTACCTATTACTTCTAACATCCCTGTTGATAAACAAGGATTGGACTTGGCTTTGACCCTTGGTTGCGAAATTCAAAGTCAACACCTAGCAACTTTACAATCAGATGAATTCCAATATTTTTTAAAAAATATTTATTACTTAGAAGAATCTGGTTTAATTGAAATTACTTCGATAGATTCACTTCATAAAAATTTTGACTGCAAGATTAATCATAAGGGCATAGACTTCCTTACCGATGATGGCGGCCTATCCGCCATTCTTGGTGTTGTCACAGTCAAACTACACAGCGACACTATTCAGGCTTTAATTGCGGCAAAAATAGACCAAGCAGAGATTTCTGATTCAGAAAAAAGCTGGCTGAAAAAAGAATTAGGGAAAATCAAAGACACTGCATTAAGCACACTCACAACAAATGCCATTAATGCCATCGCTGCCGACACCCTCGTCAAATTTTTAAAATCAGCTATCGGCCTCTAACCAAACTTCTTCTCCACTTCCGCCCCAAACGGCTCCAATACCTCCACAAAGGCAGGCAAATGTTTGGGGTGTTTTTCTTGCACAAACGCCATCAAGAACTCAATCAATTCCAAAGCCGTCGCCAGTTTTGACGTTTCCGGCATCACACGGGCATTGGCTGATACGGTTTTCGTAAACGCATCGGCCAGGCTGGCCAACAGCTTCGCACGGTCCGATGGCGGCAAATCTTCGGTACTCGAATCCTGCAGCATCGTCATCGTGCTGTTGTACTGCACCATAAAACCGGCCAACATCGCACGGCTCAAGTCCTCAATACCGCCGCCGGCCAAAGTGTAGGCGGCGCGCATCTTATCCCAGTCGTCGCCTTTTTCCTTATCCGCACGTTTCCACGCACGCGCAGTGGCCTGCGGTATTTCGCACATCAAGGCCGCCGTTTCCAAAGTTTGCTCGCCGCTCACATAGAGCCGGCGTAACTTTTCACGGATTTCTTGCGGGTGAGCCATAATTACAGTCCCATTTTCGCTTTAAGCAATTCCCAGCCGACCGTAATCACGCCGCCGCCCAGTGCGCCGAATGTAATGGCCGTGCGTTTCGTGTCTTGGCGGATTCGCGCAATTTCCGCCTGCATTTCCTTCTGATTTTTCAGAGTTTGATCAGTCTTGTTTTCAATACGCGCCAAGGCTTCCAAAATCGGGTCGCTCATGATTTGTCCGCTTTCCTGTCCAGTTTTTCGTTTACTTTTTCTAACTTGTTTTCAATTCGTTCCAACGCTGCTGCAATATTAGTGCTGTCTGCCTTGGCGTCCGCCTTGGTGTGATAAGAGAGCTTGACCGCGTGCAGCTCCTCTTTAAGGTCGTCGATACGCTTGTCCGCCTCTTTCAGACGGCCTGAAATGCCGTTGACCCAAAACCAAAACGCCGCCGTCGCAATCGGCCACAAGGTTTTAAAACCAAATTCAAAGTCCATTTAAAACCCCTTAAACCGGCACATCGCCGAATACGATACGGACGGAGTGGCCGTCAGGGCGATTGCTGAAAATTTCGAGTCCATCTCCATCATTACAAACGCAGTAATACGCCGAAATCGTCTGCCAAACTGCACGCTTAAAGGTGTCGTAGTTTGTATTTGGATATTCAAGGTTAAAGGTCGTCTGAAAATCCTTATTCATCCGTACCGTATATTCAACCCCTGCCTTATCCAGCAGATTAGAAACATGAATGACAAACGGCTCTTGTTCGCGGGAGCGGCTTAAGCCCAATTCCAAATCGGCATGGCGCACAGCCAACTGACGTTCAACTAATTCACGGTAGGTCATTCTTTGATACCCATTAAATATTTTATCCGTCTGTACAACTTCTTAACCCACGAAATATTTACAAATGTATAAATCTTTGTTACAACTTCGCCGTCATACTGCGCATTTTCCTGTGCAGCCCGAAATTTTGCCCGGGCTTCTTCAGGGCTGTCCGCCCAAATGCTCAATGACCAGGACTTGCCGTCAAAGCGGTAAGAAAACGTGTACTCATTCATAGGAGAAACCTTATGTATTTTGAAATCTATAAAGACGCAAAAGGCGAATACCGTTGGCGTTTGAAAGCAGCCAACCATGAAATCATCGCTCAGGGCCAAGGCTACACCAGCAAGCAAAACTGCCAGCACGCAGTCGATTTGGTGAAAAGCACTACCGCCGCGACCCCTGTAAAAGAGGTATAAAATCCGCTTTTACCCTAAGCCCGCGCCCTACGCGGGCTTTTTTGTCAGTCGCCGACTTTGCGGGAGCGATTGCCCGCCCAGTCGCGCCACGCTGCGTTTTGGTTTTCCAGCTCCGAAACATAGCCGCCAAACTCAGCGGCGTGTTCGAGCAGCGTTGCCGTCTTGCCGTCCTTCGGAGGACTCGGGCGTACCGGCGCGACCATCAACGCAGCAGGCGGTGTCGGCATGATCGCCTTTTCGACAACCTTAATTTCCGTAGCCGAGGGCGCGGTTGTAGAGCTGCAGGCCGTGATGGCCAAAGCCGTCAATACAATTACCGCTTGCATTTTTACGGTCTTGAGTAAGGACATTTTCGATTTCCTTTTTATTTTCCGT